TGAGAGGTTGCTCCGCTATTGGCTGCTACGGTTGTAATAGCACCTCCTCCATCTGTTAAAGAAATATTTCCTACTGCTCCAAAAGAAGAAAAAGGTTTTGTAATTGTTGTTCCTGCCTGATTTATTGAGCCTCCTGAAAAACTATTATCACTACATGTTGCTGCTCCACATCCATTTATTGTAACTGTTATAGGTTGAACCGCAGGACAACTATTAGCTAAAGCATCTGTTGCTGTTACATAAATAACTTTGGTATCACAAATATCAGAAGAATTTAATGTTAATGTTTGACTTGCCCCTGATCCGCTTAGAGATGTGGTTACAAATTCTGTATGGTTATTTGTAATTGTATATCCTGTTATTGCAGAACTTCCTGCTGTAAAATAACTCGATAAAGTAACTGATGCTGTAGACCCTCCTCTTGTAATAGTTTGAGTAGGTACTGATCCATTTAAGGTTGTGTTAGCAGTACATGAAGTTCCTGAACTAAATACAGGCTGGATTGCAGTTACATCACAATTAAAAAACACATCAGAAGTATTAGAAAAACCATCAGGCATTCTAATTTTTAAAGTAATAGTTCTTGTTGTTGGTGTGCCTACTGTAGCATATTTATCATTTGCAAAACCTGAATCAGAACTTGATATAGATTCAATTTGACCATAAGAAAGTAAAGGAAGTGTTATAATTCCTGCTTGGTCAACATCAAATTTATTACTTTCCCCGCTTAAAGCACTTGTTGCTCCTGCTACAGTACAAGTAAAAGCAGGAGTTGGAACTGTAGGTTCTGTATAGCTTAAATAAAATGGACTTCTTGCGTTTATCTTTGTGCTCATTGTCTTATTGTATATTGTAAAAAGTTTCTAATGTCTAATCCAAAAGCTTCTGTTAATTCTTCTGGTAATTTTTTAAATGCTTGTTCAAATGGTTTAGTAAAAAACAAACTTGGTTTAATACCTTTTTTATATATGCTTCTTGCTATTAAAAACCCTATAGTATTATAATTGCCTTTAGAAAATCTTCCTTTTTTATCTCTTAATCTAATATTTCTAAACTTTGCCCAATTAGCTAAAGGTTTTAAAGGTGGCATTTTATTTGTATAACTAAAAGGAGTATTATACTTTTTTTCTTTTCCACTTACCCCTTTATCTTGAAACACTCCATAATCTTCCATGCTAAATTGTACATTAATAGAATTAGGCATAACCTTAACATTACCTTCTAAGCTATTATACAAATCTTTATTTACATTCTTTTTTCCTTTAGTTAATCTTGATCTACTTTGTTGTATTACAAAATCCCTAAATTTTATTAATGCTTCTTTTGTTTCTTTTAGTCGCATATTGTCATATCGTTTTGAACTAATACATCAAATGTTGCAGCCCATCCTGCTAATTTGTTTTCAAATCTATCTACAAAAGGTTCACATGATACTGTTCCCTCTATTTGATAAAGGTTAGTATATAAATCCCCTCTTTGTAGTTTATTCATTACTCTGGTTATTATTGATAATTGAGTATTTAAAACATCTTGCTCATTATCATTACCTACAAAAATATCTGTAGTTTCTTTTTTATCTATATCTACTATGTCCATACATAATACAGATACATTGAAAGTAAATACGTTTGTAGCTACAGTACAATTATTAACTATTATATGACCAAGGGGGTAAATAGTTTGTTTGTTTAAATCAATATCATCTAAACTACCTGTTGTAACTGTATTACAAAATGGTTCTGCTAATAAAGCTGTTTTTAATTCACTTGTTAAATTATAGAACCCTTTCATATTCTGCTTTTTTGTTTAATTAATCTTTTTTCTAATTCTACTTTTTCTTTTTCAAATGCTAAATACAATAAACATTTGTGTACATTTAATTTAGTTACTTTGTCGAACTCGGCAACATCCCCTTTAGCAAGTCCATAGATTGATTGATACCAACCCCACTTTGCTCCAAAATTTGCTGTTGCTCCAAAGTCATTGATTCCTCCATCTCGTTCACCAAAAAGTTCAGGGTAGTTGTCAGCAATTCGTTGCTTAAATTGTAAAAAAAAACCATGCTACCCATTGCAACATTTAATGGCATCTCTTTCATTTGTTCAGCATTGTTAGGCCCTGTATATTCTTCTATATTATATTTGTTGTTTTTCTTAACTTTAATAGGCCTGTATAATACAGCCATTGCAGTATGTATTTTTTCCCAATTAGATAAATTACTATCAAGATCTATATATTCACCAAGGGTCATATCATCAAGGTTAGGAATAAATCCATAATTAACCCCATTTAATGAAAATGTTTTTACATGCTTAGGTTCTTCTTCAAACAGTTTATTTAGCTTATTAGCTATTTCTTGTACTGAAGTAAATTTGATCTTTAATATATCTTGAAGGTTTAAACTACAGAATATCTCTACCATCTTTTCTAATAGAAATGGAGTATCTTTATTTTCTTCAGTATTTACTTTTACAAACTTTTGATATTGTCCTAAAGTTATTTCACTTAATTTATCGGGAACCAGTATTTCAACCTTCATATATATACAATAAAAAAAGAGAGATATTGTATAAAGTAACTAATTCCCCCTTTTTTAACTATTAAAAACTAACCTAATTATTTTTCATAAATATAATTATACCATAAATATTTATATATATCTGTTATTTTGTTTTCTAATTCTTCACTATTTTGATCATAAATTTCTTTTCCATATTTTTTTGTACCATCAAAATCTATTATTAATCTTACAGGGTAACCTCCCCTTTTATATCCTCTTTGTGTTGGTTTTACTATTACAAAATATTTTTTATTCCAACAGGCTAATTTCTTTTTATAATCAGGATATTTCTTTTCTATATGTTTAGGTATTACCAAATCCATATTAGAAACTTCCAACTTGCTTTACAGAATAATACAAAAGCAAATATTAATACCATAAGTCTTAATCCTTCTTTTAATATTATCATTAAATTTTTTCTGTTTTCTTCTGGTGTTAATTCTCTTAATTTAATTTTCATAATTTTTGTTTTGGTTAATAATTATCTGGATGATGTAAATGGTTATTTAATAAGCTATAATCTTCAGGCTCTATACTTCTAAATAATTTCCATTTTTTATCAGGATCAGATTCTCTATAAAATTGTTTTAAGATCTTTTTGTTGTTTTCTTTATTTTGTTTAACTCTTTCTTCTAAAATTTCTTTTAAAGTTTTTACCTTTTTTAAATTGTGTTTAAATTGTTCTTTGCTTTTTGACATAATTTTAATTGCTTTTATATAGCTAATATAATAAAAATATTTAACATATAAACAAATTATTAACATTTATTTTAATAGATGTAATATTGTCCTTTATTAGGATTCTCTAAATGATCAGTTAAAACGTACCTCGATGCATCGACACAATCAGGATGAGCCCCTGTAGGTTTCTGTAATGTATTACCCTCTTTATCTTTGGCCCATACATATCCTTGTAATTCTCTTTTAAGGTTTTTACTTCTTTGTGTTATGTATATTTCGTTTTGGTTTATTAAGTTAATTCCATATACCACACTATCCCTTCCTTTACTTACAGGATAAACATTATGGCCATATCCTACAAGTTCTGCTATAGATTTTGGCTCAGCGCTATCTGCTATTATATTTTCTTTTATATCTAATTGCGAAAGTGTTCTGCTAATATCTCTATTTAACATTCCTTTTTTATATAGAACCTCATCAAATATATATGCTTCATTCCATTTATACAAAGCAATTAAGGTTGTTGGATCCACACTATATCCAAAGTCCATGCCATAACTTAATAATCTTGCTTCATTTGGTATATTACTTATTTCTTTCCAGTCAGGAATACATACCCCTTCTAAACTTCCTAATTCTCCTAATCCATATACTTTCCACCAATTGGCCCAGTAAGTAGATGTTTTTCCTTTTTCCCTTGCTTTTTCTATTTCTTTAACTATACTTTGTGGTAATACCTCATTATCTTTATAAGTAAGTGTAATGAAATCTGTATCTTCTTGGCCTATTAATTCTTTATCTACCCAAAATAATATTGATGGGTTATAATCTAACCATATATTATTTGATGTTCTAACCATTAATTGGTTGTAAGATTCAAAGCTAACATTGTTACATTCGTTTATAAATAAATCTGTTCTTCTTGCTCCTCTTAATTTATCAGGTTGATCTGTACTAAAGAATTCTATATAACTATTATTAGTAAAAGTATATTTAAGGGAACTCCTATTGAACTGATTATCTTTAAACCTATGTAAACTATTAAGAATAGATAGAAAGTCCTTTAAAACGCCTCTACGAAGGTGTGGGACTGATGCAGATACAATACTTATTTCTTTATTTGGGTTTTTTATTGCATAATCTATTAAAATTAAAAGAATACATATTGTTTTACCTGCAGAGGTACCTCCTCTAATTATTTTAATACGATTCTCTAACTTTTGTAATTTTGATAATGCAATAGTTTTTTTAACTATCATTAATCGATAAATAATGGAACATCTTCATTT